CACTTAAGCTTGTATCAAGTTGAAATTGAAGCATAAAGTTAGAACGACCCATAGATGCTTCACGGTCTATTAGGTCTTCGTTATCAAATCTATCATCAGTACATTCCCATTCAGCAATCCCAGAATCAAGGTCGGCCTGGATCTGAGGTGCTAGTAACCCTTCGTATTGACTAAGTTTGCCTTTACGGGGGTATCTTGCTGGCCAAACGAACGGACGGTAGTTACGCTCTGCCAGCTTACGATAAACAGTAAAAGTAGTCTGAGGAGTCCCGAGATACATAATACGGCTATCAGTTTTGGGTGTAAGAATTGACTCTGCTTCCGTGCAGAGTTGAAGTAATTTCTCACGCATTAACTCCGTCATGGAATTTCCAGGAACCTCTATGTCGTCCAAGATCATTAAATCTGCGCGACTTCCGGTTAGCTGACCAGTTATTCCCACCGACTTTACGCTTGGGGCTTGGTGAGGGGAACAAAGGACGTCGAAGCTGATGCGACTCCAGCGTGAATCGTCTGATTTCGGTTGAAGGTGACTGAGCCATGGGGTTTCAATAATTAGTTTTTGTAGGAAGATAGACATGTTATCTGCTCGTTCTTTAGAAGCAGATATAATCATTATTTTTCTTTCTGGATCATTAAAGAGTGTCCAAAGAACAAAAGCGCCAGTAATCCAAGATTTACCAACACCTCGAAAGGCTTGGATCTGTAATCTCTTTGGTCCATTTTGTAAGTAGTCAGCTATAGCGTACTGAGCACGGGTAGGGGATGGAAGGTCTAGTTGAGACCAAAGTGCTTGAAGAAATAGTTTGAAGTCGTCTTGGAGGGCGGTTAATGGGTTGGTTTTGGTTATTACCTTTTTCTTTCTTGGCATAAATTAATACGGTGAGTAAGATCCTAAATAATTTCTAGACTTTTCTTCTTCTTCATCTTTTACAATATTAGTTAAACCTTTATGTATAGCTTTCTTACCTTTACTATCAAAGAATGAATCATCAACTTGATTAGCTATAGAAGTTGCTAATAAAGGCCAAGCCATTCTACTAGCACCTTGTCCTACAACATTAGCAGCACCTTTAACAAAAGGAAGGTATGAAGCACCTTTAAGTAACCCCATTGTTGTTACTAACGCTTTACCTTCAGCAAATAATTCATTACCATAAGCTTTGAATCCTTCTTTAACACCTTTTGTTTTAAATGTTTCGATAGTACTTTTATCAGGTATAGTTACATCTACTACTTCTGCAAATCCACGAGCACCCATTGCTAATGAACTTACAAAACTAGTCCCTAAAATACCATCTCTCATTAAATGAGGACTCCATCCTTTACCACGAGTCTTCCTCATATAAGTAGGTTCACCACCTAATCTACCACCAGGTTTAGTTACTTCTTTAGTTAAACTTCCACTTCTAAATTCATCTGAATTATACCAAGCCTCAACCTGTGTTTTCTGATCTGGATTTAATATACCCCATTCTTGTAACTGTTTGCCTTGGTTTACATTCCATTGGTTAAGTTTTTCTGTAGAAGTAGTTAACTCATCAATATCTATGATAGCTTTCTGTTTTGCAGCATCATCTAGTTTTTCCCATTGAGTGCCTGTTAACTCTCTATATTTCTGTTCTAATAAACTACCATAATCTCCTCTTTGTGGTAAGACACCAGTCCCACCGTTTTCAGTTTTATCTGCCCAAAGAAGAAAGTCTCGTTTCCAATTTTCAAGCCAATTTGAACCCTCTTTAATTGGGTTTCCGATAGCTAATTGTCCAGCAGGATTTAAACTATATCTATCACCTTTATCAATGTTTTCATTAAGTAATTCGATAAATACATTTCTAGGACTATTAATACTTTTAGATAATCTATGTAAATGTCCAAATGAAATTCTTTGATTTCTTGGAAGTGTTTTATTCTTTGTAGCAACTTCGTTTAATAATTCTTTTAAATCTCTATCAACTTCATAGAAATACTTTGCTATTTGAGAATCTTCGTATCCTAAATCAGACGATAGTATTTCGTATAACTGATTAGTTTTAGTAGATCTTCTTAATTCATTTTCAATGATTCTAGAAGTTTGACCTGGATAATCACTTAATTCAGTACGGATCTTTTTACCTTTATCTGAACCTTGTGGAACGAATCTGATTTTAGCATTTTTATCTTTCTGCCTATTACGAAAGAATTTATTTAAATCTGCTATTCTCATTCCTTCAGGTACAGAACCTTTAGGAAGTGATTTTCTTAATTGACTTAATTTTAATGTATTATTTTTATTAACATCTAAACCTGATTCAACTCTCAGTTCTTCTAGTAAATCACTTACTTCTTTTTCAGTCATTATCTACCTTGACCTCCGCCTCTACCACGATTGATCTTTAAGCTTTCTCTTTTATAAGACCCATCAGATTGTTTAGAAGCATCTTGTTTAGATCCTTTTTTAATGCCTAACTTCTTACGAGCTTTAGCATGATCTCTTTTATACTTCTTTGAATGGGCATATTTACCACCAGGGCTGTTATCACGTACATGCTTAGCACGTGATTTTCCATTCGTCCGATATGTTTCAGTTGATGATTTTGCCATACATTCTCCGTTTTACAAGTTCAGGGTCTACTTTAGGCATAACACTAGCTAGCTTATCTAATGGACTACCATCATAAGCTATACCGCTAATATCATTTGTTTTTAACCAATCACAAGCTGCCTTTAAGTCTTGTGTTGAAGCTTCGCCACTTTTAACCCGTTGTAGGAATTCTTTTGTGACAAGGCTATGTAATTCATTGAACTGGTCTTCTGTGGCTTTCTTCATTTAGCTAAATAGTTTTGATTTTACAATTTCTAATGCTTTATCATCAAGTTTATTATCAGTTCTTTTTACATAAGCATCTAGTACATCGACTATCAATTGCTTAACTGAATCTGATTTAATAAAGGCGAGTAGAATGGGCTTGATTAATAATGTCATTGTTTTAGTGGGCATTTAGGTGTACTTGTTTGCCAAGGTTTATACCAAGGCTTTGGTGGGCTCTTGCATTCAAGAACCTTTTGTTCTGCTTTCTTCCAAGAAGATATAGGTATAACATCACTACATAGGTGATAAACCCGTGAACCTGGTAGAAGCATAAATCCTTTTTGTTGAAGTTTAGCACAGTTATCAATTCTAACTAGCTCATAATTCAACTTCATCTTTTCATGTTGCTGTGCTGCAATAGCTCTACAACGATTTAAACCTTCTCTATCTAGAGGGATCATGAAGTTAATCTGACCACCCCAGTTTTCAGCCATAGTATAGCTAGAAGGTTCCATAACACCTTCATCAATATCCCAAGGTTTGGTATGATTACCCATATAGAATGGGGAGAAGGTCATGGTACTACCATTACAGCTTATGTTTGGACCATAAACCTGTCTTGATGGAGCACCATTATTTTGAAATTGTACTGCTTGATTGGTTACATTTCCAGTCGCAGCAGCTACGGGATTGGATGTATTATTTGTCTCACCCTCTTCTGCACGAACTGGTGCTACTGAGAGAAGACTGATAAGGAGACCGTAGTAGAAGTAGTGTCGATTTCTCTTTCTATTACTTGTGTTTCTAACACTTGAGTAGCTGCTCTTGATACTATTTCTAGAGTAAAGTCCGAACCAGCTGTTGTTATAGTGAATACAGAATCTGTATCTACTATACCTCCAGAGCTTGCTGAAGTATGTGTTATATTGTCTCCTGACCATTGATTTAGCACGGACCCATATTTCGTGATGGTTATATCCTCCACGATTTCTTGTTGAGTCGTTGTTGTAGAGTTCATCGACCCTTGGGTGAATTGAGGTGTGACTAACTCTGCTCTTGCTACCGAGGGGGAGAACAGTGCTAAGAGTAAAAGCCATTTCTTCATTCTTCCTTTTTCTTTACCATTGGACAGTTTACTGGATTACTTTTACCATTACTTTTATTACCAGTAGTTAAGCCAAATGTTGCTAATGCACCAGTAAAGACTGAAGCAACGAACGTGATATCTGAGTTACCAGATTTCTTAACTACAGGTAATTCAATATAATTAAGTGTTATTATAAAACCAGACCAAACAACTACGCCTAGTCTGACGAAGGTACCGAGGATCTGAATTTGTTGTTCTTGATCTTCTATTCCGTCTTTGATTTTTCCAAGGAGTCCTTTTTTTTCTTCTGGTTTTCCTTCCATTTATTAACTTTAGCTTGTAGTTGTTTCTGAACCTTTTTCTTAATTGGTTCAAATAAGGATTGAGTAATAGAAGTAGTAGCTACTGCTACCACCGCTGTTGTTACTGCTGTCACCACTACAGCTGTTTCCGGTATCGGCATTTGTATATCAATGACCGGAATCTTTAAGCTGGGTGGTTCAGGTTGTTCTGATGTCTCCTCCTTCTCTACGTCTTCAGGAGCCTCCAAATCACTTGGGGGTACGAATATAGGTTTATAGGCTGGAACGTCCGCTGTAGGCGGTCTGAAGTATATCTGAGGGATATCTAGAGATCTAGGAAGGTCCGCTTTCGGTAGATTGATCCCCATTTAATTCAGTTAGTACTTTTAAAGCACCTTGAAGTTCCGTGAATCTTTGCTCCTTTAAAGCTTTCTCTTTCATAAGTTCTCTATACTCAAGATCTAATGTTTCTATTTGACCTTGTACTTCAACTGTTTTTTCTTGAATGGATTGAGTCATTTTTAATACTTAGATTTACCTAGTGTTACTGCATTATCTTGTGCAGTAAAGTCTTCACTACCCCAAATAGAAGTAGTTCCGTCTTCTTTTTTATAAGCCTTGATAATTTCAAGGTGGTCTACATTACGTTTGAGAGTATCTTTATCCTCATCAGTAATTGTAGATTGACCAGCGACAGCGTTTATTAATGTAACGCTATCTCCAGCAGCAGAGAAAATCTGTGCTACTTCATCTGTTGTTCTTTCAGCCATAATAATAATAATAATAATTTAGTCAGCAGCTTCTGCTGTGTTACCGTCTGCTACCCATTCTAAGTATTCTTGATAGTCTGTGTTACCTGTGGCGAATGGGATATAAGCATTATCAGATTTCCTTAATATAGCTTGAATGGCTATAGATTCTGTAGATCCATCTTTTTTTGTACGAATTTCGTTAGCTATTTTTTTATACATGATTAAAGCTCCGAGGCTGCACTGTAGCGTGCTTCAATATATTTATTATTACCAGTAGCAACAACATTATTACCTTTCACACGTGCGCCATGATCCAATCCAAGGCCAGAAGGGTATGCAACTACACTTACACTTGAAACACAATTTTCGCCAGTTGATAAAGCTGTTAGTGTTGGTGAGTCTCTCTTTATTGTTTTAAATTCTGAATATATCTGTATATCACCTCCAGTATCGTCTATATGGCCATACCAACCATTAGCGCATATTTCATAATACCTCTGACACCTAGCTAATTCATCACCATACGATCTATGTTCAAAGTCAGTGGCTACATCTCCTACTTCTAATTGAACGCCTGTTAATTTAAAATCATTTGCTGTATTGTCTAGGACATTTACTTGGCCAGGACACGCATTCGCAGCGGTAAAACTAGCCCATGAAGTAGCTAAAGTACCCGAAGTAAAAGTAGAAGATGCATATAACCACCAATAAATCTGTAGGGAATAGTTCGCATCATTTCCTAAAGCACCTGTAGTATCTCCCGCAAAAGTTAAAGTTTTCTTTTCCCAAGTATTAGCAGTATTTACAGTATAGGATTTACATATATGTCTAGCATTATCATTATCATATAGCTGAATAATGTGTGTTCCTGTTTTAGGAGAACTTACCCAGAAGGACAATGTAACACTTTCAGCATTAGCAGTTCCTTTTTTAAGTTGTTGTAGGTCTTGACCCTCAAAACGATAACCAAGATATGCGTAAGTACCTGATGAAGCAACCGTTGTACAATCTAAGTGCTGACAGGAAGTAAATCCTTGGCTATTAGGTGAAACACCAGAACCACCTTGTTTCAGAGTGACCCTTCCGTCACTATTACTCCATACTCCAAAGCGATCAGCTCCTCCATAAGAAGATTGAACTCCAGTTGTATCGCCACGTTGAGCCACGTCCATCGAACCGTTAATTATTAAATTCTTATTACCAACTATATTTGTTGCTTTAACAATACAGTCTCCACCTGATGTAACAGGTTCGATTTTACTTACTTTTAATGTACTCATGATGGGACTCCTAAAGCTGTGATTCCAATACGTGGTATGACGAAGTGAGCGGCAGTAGCACCATCCCAATACCTTGTATTATGTACCTTTGACTGATCACTACTGCCGTACTCTCTGTACTGCATCTTCAATGCTTTAGCCGAAGTCCAAGTTGCAACTCTTCCTGTATTTGTATTAGCCGTTCCGCCAATTGGGATTGGGTAGGCAAATGTTACATGGTTCGAGTCATGAAAGGAGCTATCTGTCATACGAGCATAGAGAACTTCAACCGAATCCATAAAAAATTTAAAGTGGCCTATAGGATTAGAATCACCATCTCCAGAAAGCTGGAAATCAAATTTGTATATTACTGTAGTTGTACCAGATGGAGGGACATATGAGAGGGAACTTCCAGTCAAATCAGCATAAGTACTTGTACCATTTTGGACTGTAGTTACATTTTGTATTATACAATCTCCAGTAGATACAGGGATTGCTATACCATCACAAGGTGTATAAAATTGCTCTAATACTGGTCCTATTAATCCGTCTGGACTAAAAGTCAATGTTTTAGCTCCATTACTTGTTGTAGTTGCTGGAGCTTTTATTTCTACTGTTCCTCCACCGCTATCCGCGGTTAATTTTACTGAGCTCATTTAGGGTATTTATCCTTTGTTGTTTTAATTGTTGCCTTCCATGCATCTATACCATTATGGTAGATGTCGTCCAACTGATCGACCACAGAGGGATATTCGGCTGCTCTTTTGTCTTTATAAGCTACTGCGTCAGCATTTGCTTTATATGTATCCCAAGCTGCAGTTAATTCAGATGTAGTTGGCTCAGGATCAGAGCCTCTCCATTCTTGAATGCCTGTTTTTGCATCATTCAGTTTGTACTGATTGTTGTTCTTACCGAGTTGTAAGATTGCTAAATCGACATTCATAATTAAGACTCCTTGAAGATTCGGACATATGTATATCTTTCTACGTCTAGGTCAAATGAACGACCTAAACCGTAAGTGTTTTCTGAGTTAGAGCATTGGTGCTGAATTTCATAAGTATTGGAACCCGTAATAGTATCTCGAGCCCAACCGATAGCCCAGCAGGTGTCTCCATCATTACCTGAGTCAGAGAACGCATTGAAACCTACAGCGACAGAGGCACTACCAGTTACGTCGTATAACTGACTCAGATGCCCATTACATCTATAGCCAGGAGCTCCCCACTCAAAGAAATATGTCCCAGCAGAACCTAATGTAAACTGATTACTTGAAATTGAAACTATGCCGTCAGGATCGATTAATTCAGTATTTAAATCACGAGTTCGCCAGGCTCCAGCTGTAAACGTACCTCCATCAGTGCCTAATGATTGTTGATCACAAATAACTGCATAGCTAACAAAAGATGTACCAGAAGCTAGTGTATCTGCATCTACAGTACCATCAGGTAAACCACCAACGGCTAATCCTGTGATAACGTTTGTACCACCATTTAATCCTAATGCCATTATACTATACTCCAGACTGAACCAGATGGTATTGTCACTGTTGCTGAAACTGTTATAGGTCCAGCTGATACACCATTACTATTTGTTGTCATTGTGTAATTACTTGAAATTGTGTTGACA